GAAAGAGAAAATTTCCTCAAGTACCGCGAGGAGGTTGATCATGCCCGGTTTGATTACTGGGCCAATATCATGCCTGTGCGCAATCATAATCTAACTCTGGAACAGGTGCATGCATCAGTGCAGGTAAACATTGTTGTTGAAACCTATGCTGGACCTGACATCGTGGCTTTAAGTGAAAAAACCTGGCGTGCTGTGCAAACACCCGCACCCTGGATGATATATGCTGGACGCGGATCAGTGAAATTTCTTCGTAATCTAGGATTTGATGTTCTAGACGATGTAGTGGATCACAGCTATGATCAGGAAACTGATTGGAACGCCAAGATTGCCAAATTTGGTCAATGCGCTCAACGCACAGCTCAAAGTGTGATACAAAAATCACGTGTGGAGGCAGCAGCCCAACACAATCAACAACTGCTGGCCACCATGAAACGGCAATGGCCACACGACCTGGCTCAGTGGTGGCTGCACTATCAAGAGGTCACTGCATAATGTGTGGAATACTGTTGGTCCGTAGCAAACAGCCAATTGCATTGACCAAACATCTTGAGGCACTGGAAACCATAAAATCACGCGGTCCTGATTTTTCCAGATATCACTACACTGATCGCACATTCATTGCGCAAACAGTGTTGCACATCACAGGCAGTGACAGTTTCTATCACACTCATCGTGACGACTTCTTTGCCTTCAACGGCGAAATCTACAACTACCAACAGTTTGGACCTGCTGCTAGTGACATTGATGTGGCATACCAGGCTGCTCGCGACGATTTGTATCGCTTTAGAGATTTCACCGGACCCTGGGCCTGGGCGTTGTACAACAGCGGATCATTTACCTATGCTACTGATCCGCAAGGTGAACGTGTGCTGTATCAGTATCAGGATCAAGATATCTTGATTGTGTCCAGCGAAGTCACTGCAATTCTAGCCTACATACAACCACGTGTTGACTCGGTGCTCTATGCCAACAAGTGCTGGACTCTGCTGAGTAAAACGCCTTGGCATGGCATTGAGAGAATAACACCAGGCCAACTCTATCGCGACGGTGTGGCTCAGATCACCATAGATTCTGTGTGGTCCTGGATCAGGCCCAACCACATGACTCCAGCACAAGCACAGGAAGAATTTGATAGCATATGGCGTCAAGTGTGCCGCGAAATCCAACCCAACTGTGCTGCTTCACTCAGTTACAGTGCCGGGGTTGACAGCACTGTGATTCTAGATGCCATGCCTGATCTTGAACTTGTGGCCATCAACATGACAGGCAAGGATCCTGTGGTCACTTGTGCCCGTGAATATCTGTCGTCCAGTCAACTCATCAAGCTGACCATGATTGACATTGGTCCCAAACAGTGGGCTCAATTGTATCAAGAGCTTGTGTCCAACACACGCATGCCAGCACAGTCATGGAGTTTTGTGGGTAAATGGGCAGTGGCCAAGGCCTGTGGCACTCGAGTGCTTTTTACCGGACTGGGTGCTGATGAATTGTTTGGTGGCTATGATGTCTATCGTGACCTTGTGTATGACAGTCACGGCAGCCACAGTCCCTACAGCAGCAACGACCATGACCAATTGTGGTCACAGTGCCTGGACAGCTATCACGGTGACGCCAGGCAGGCCACACTGTTAATGGATTATTGGTATCAGGTCGTGGGCATGGATGCACCTGGTCAAGATCGCATTGCCGGTGCCTGGGGCATAGAAGTACGCAACCCGTTCATGCACCAACATGTCATGAAGTTTGCACTGAATTTGCCTTGGCATCTCAAGGTAGCTGCTGAGTCCAAACCTGTGCTCAAACACCTATGGCGCCGCGGCCGTCCCAACAAAGAAATTTTGCCCAAAATGGGTTTTGCAGGTCATGCCAATGACAGTGCTGCATGGTTACCGGTTGAAATTCAGTCAACTGGGGATCGCCATCAAGATTGGATTCAAATTGCACAACAGACTTTTCTCCACTACTGCGAAAAAACTTGATCCCTGGTGTCACTGGATCGTGGATGATTTTCTAACCGCAGACTGTTTGCGCGAACTCAAGTCTGTGCAACACAATGTCACGCAAAACATTCCTGGTCGACGTGTTGGCAGCGGTCGCCTGTTTATCAATCACGAACACAGTGATGTGTACCCCAATCTTTATGCGCTTTGGCAAAGTCTACATCACGGTTTTTATCGACAATACTTCGAACATTTTACCGGACTTGATTACAGTAAATTGTTTCCGCGTGTGGAAGTGGTCAGCGACATTGGAGAATTTTATCTTGACCCACATCCAGATCAACCCGAAAAACGACTCACTGCGTTGATTTACACTGATCATGAACAACTGTATCCGGGCACAGCATTGTCGGATGGATCCCGGGTAGAAAGCAAAGACAATCGTTGTTTCTTTTTTGTACCGGCAGCTGATACCATACACAGCTACCCACGCACCACGTTTGAACAGGTGCGCAGATGTCTGCAGATCAATTATTGGACCTACAGTCTGTAACTATCCCAGTCAATGGCAGTACCAAACCAGTCTGTACTGGCTCTGGTATTGGGATTTTGATTTAGGTAATTTCTCAACATCATCAATGCTTCGTCGTCGCTGGGTGTGACTGATTGAGTGCGTGAGTTCTGATGTTCGTACCAGTACACACCGTAGGGCGCAGCACTGTCAGTCATTCTGAACATGAATCTGTCGTTGTCCTGGGCCTGGCACAAACGAGCAAATTGATCAAGCGTGGTCACTGGTTCTAGATCTTGGTAAAGATGTGCCCTGTCGGACCGAGTACTGATGAATGCTTCAACGTGTGTGATTTCAGGGATGACTTCCAAACACTTTAACCTACTGTCACCAGTGCCTGCTGAGTAACTGCCATTGCCCTGATCCTGAATCAACCAAGGCTTGATATTACCACGCTGTCGTAAATCTGCCACCCAGATGTTGAACTTGACCATGTTGGTGAAAGCATATTGATTGCCAGGCAGCACACGGTTGTCTTGATCAAGAGCAGCCACTCCCCAGGCGTCAAGCATGGAATTGAGCCTGTGGCAAAAATCAATCAGTGTGTACTCTGTGTGTACGGATCGAAAATCAAAACAGGGATTCCAAAACAGGCAATGTGTGCCTGTGTGGTGCATTTCTGCCACAGGATCCTGTGAGCCGGGCCAGCAAAGTGAAATTAGAGGATTGTTCCAGTACATAAATAACGGCGTATAAAATATTTATATGATAGAAATTTTTGGACCTACATATCGCTACGGCGGCGAAATACTGACCAAACCCGAGATCATCTATGTGAGCGATCATCACTATGATGAGGAACAACAGTGCTTTCATGTCAAGACTCTGCTGGAAAACAGCGCCTGTGATCCTCGTGAGCACTTGGTGGTGTTTGACCATATGAATCACGAAGACGAACTCAGTGCCTACAATACTTTGTATTTGCCAATCTTGTTGTCAGCTGAAAGCAAAGAATTTGCCTCGGCCAACATAGTGCCAGACTGGAGCAATAAAACTTTCAACTTCAATTTCATGATCAACAAACCCAGACACAATCGAGAGTTCTTGTTGCTGTTGATCAAACATTTCAAACTGGAGAATTATTGTTACACTCTGTGCTGGCAAGACATACAAATCAGTCGTGACACCATGGCTCGTCGAACCAGCAACGCAGAGTACAAAAAAATCATCCTGGAGACCGAAGTTGACATCCCAGGACACTATCTCAGTGTTGGCACAGAACGTCTCCTGGGACGCGGATTGCAGTATGGGTCAGTGAAAAATTTTGAAAACTATGTCAACCTGCTGAAACAAAACATTTTTGAACCCAGCTGTGTAAGCCTAATCACCGAACCCAGTTTCTATGAGCGCGAGACATTGAAAACTGAAAAAACCATCATGTCCATGTACGGTGGCACTTTGCCAATTTGGGTAGGTGGTTGGCGCATTCCGCAATCGCTGCGCGATCTTGGCTTTGATGTGTTTGATGATATCATAGACCACAGCTACGAAAGCATGAGTGATCCCTATGATCGTGCCTACTATGCTGTGCAAAAAAATCTAGATCTTTTGCGAGATTTTACAGCAGCCAAAGATTTCATTGAACGCAATCATGATAGATTTCAACACAACATTAGATTGATTGAGCAAAATGTATTTTTGAACAACATGGTCAACAAGATCAAACAATACAGTGAACGTGAACAACGGTATCTTTTGATGATTGCCGAGGGATTTAGATTTAGATGTCTAGCTGACTATCAACTACTGGGAGAGCTGATTGGTGACAAAAGCAAACACAATCACGATCCTGACGAAACAAGGCAACGTTGGGGTTAGAGTTTCTGTAGGTATTGCACAAATTTTGGCCAGTCATTGTATAGAGCACACACTATGGCCATTTCTTCACCATACAGGGTCAATCGTGTTTGTTGATGACGTGCTCGTACGTAGTAAGCACAATTCAATTTTTGATTCAACAACAGCAGTCGTCCGGGATAGTACACATCAGGCGCATCAAAACTGTAACTAACCAAGCCGGCTTGCTGAAATGATTCATGGCCCTGATCAGTCAATCGCATTCCGGTATGACCTAACCTTACATCACGCCACCAGGTTTTCATGGCCTGTTTCAGCGATGGTCTAATGTCTTCAGGAAGGCGTAGCCACACCTGTTGAGTGAGTTGATATCTATCCAGCATCAGGGTAAACTTGCGCACCCTGTGTCAACAATACCACAGTGAATTTGTCTGTGCGAAATTGTGTGTTGAGTTTGCGAGCAAGATTACGAGCATGTCCTGGATTGCTAAAGCTGACCTTTTTGTATTTGGGTCCGGGGTATTGTGTCAAGAGATTGCTGGTCTTGAGATTGATTGGCTTGTTGTCGTAGAACACTGCCCATACACCTTCGCTCGCCAAGACCTGTTCGGTCTTATAGGTCTGCTTGTTGGTGTGTTCGATCAACACTGTGGGCTTGGGTCTAGACATCATTATCTCCTATGATTATTTATGTCATAATCTAGTCAGATTTGAAACTGCCGCCGCTCAATTCAACAGTTACGATTTCGTCACGTGCTTGTTGACGCTGTTGCGCAAGTTCTTGCAGTGCCAACAGCAGTTTGGTGATATCAGCATGCAGATCTTTGGCATCACGCATGCTCATGTGGAAATCTTTTTGCCCACGAGCTTCGTGAGCTTTGAGATTGTCAATGAATCGGTTGATGTGCAGACTCATGTTATTTCACGTAAGGCTCAAGATTGGGCGCTGTCCAGCCCAGTGGCTTCAGCACCTTGCCATCTTCGCGTTTGCGCACTTTGCCGGTTTCTCGATCAATCTTGGCAAAGTTTGAATTCATGACTTCTCGCCAGGCACCTTCAGCATCAACACCAAGACTATGGATAGCGCCAATTGTGACAACCAAGATGTCAATCAGGGCATCTAGATCATCAACCTTGGTTTTGCTGGCCACAAGTTCATCAAATTCTTCGGCAATGAGATTGCAGTACATCTGATATTGTTTTTCATTGAACTCGCCCACGGTTTGGTCGCAAGCTCGCATAAACTTTTCTTGATCACGAAATGGATTCATCTGCTTCTTTCTTGGTATGATACGGACCTTGCCATTTGTATCTCTGCAAGGTAATGAGTTTGGGATTCTCTACCACTCGCCAGCGTCGATGCTGTTGTACACTGTACCAACCAGCAGCATACCAACTCTTGCTTTTGCTTTCGCGAGTGAACAATGGTATGCGATGTTTGACGTCCCAGACTGGATTAAACACACGACCTGACACAGCAAATCCATATACCTGATTGCTGGGTGTAGACTTGGATCGAGGCAATTTTTCAAACTGTATGTTTGCGGCCTTGCCAGCCATTTTTATGGTTTTGTAACGTGAGACCTGACCTTGAATTTTCACGGTGTATTCATCGCCGGTGGCTTCAATCATGCCTACCTTGGCGTTGTCTTTTTTCAAGATCCAATACTGTTTTTCAACTATGGGTTTGGCAACTATCATCAAGAACTCCTTGGTATGTTTCATTCAGCCAGCGTCCAACTGAATCGGCTGCTTCGCTGAGTTTGACAAGATCGTACTTGCCACAGAATTTTAAAAAGTGTGCGCCTACCTGGCCCACATCTCTATGACTGACTTGCGCCCGGATGGCCTGATCCACTGCGGCCTTGATAGTGTCTGGCTGTGCTGTTAGATCAATCAAGGTGCGATTGCGTTCGTAATCATCCAGCACACGGTGTTCTTTGCCTTCATGATCAGTCCAACGTTGAAGCATGAGATTGTTCCAGGCATAACCGCGTTTGATTCGGTCCTCATAGGCTTCTTGTAGACCCACTTTGTTTTTTGTGCCCTTGGTTCTCACGCCAGGAAACGCTGAGAACACATTGTCGCTGCTGTCGCCGCGCATGCATTTCTCAAACAGCAACCATTTGGGATCAGGTATGGCCTTGGCTGTTTTTGTTTTCTTGTCAATCACAGCATTGCCCTTGGCATCAAACACACCCTCCAGCGTGATTAGTTCGTCAGTGATACCGTTGTATTGATTGACGTTTTCAGCCAGTAGTTGCACAAAGTCTGTGTCGCTGCTGACAATGGTGTGATGATCGCCAGGATGCAGTGCGATCCAGCGAGCAATGATGTCATCGGCTTCGGCTGTTTCGTGTCGTATCACGCTGCAATTGGTGCGGGTGGCAAGATACTGACACAGTTCGTCATAGGTTTGCCAAAACAGTTGATCTTCTTCGGCTTCGGCTTCGGTCATGGCAGCTCGAGCCACGGCACGATTTTTCTTGTAGGGCTCGTAAAAGTCCTTTCGCCAGCTACGTCCTTCCAACGCAAACACCACGTGGTCAGCGTTGAACTTGCGTACCACTTTGTTTGCAGCCATCAAGGTCACATGCAAGGCAAAACCCAGTCGGGTCCAAGTATCACTGGCTCGATGTGCGCTGTGTCTAGCACGAAAGAACATGTTGGCAGTGTCAATCAAGAGATATCGCATGGTGTCCCAGAATGTTGTGAGTGTCTAGGTATTGTAGCACATATTGAGCCCAAAAGCAATGAGCAGCGGCACCAAAATGGTAGGTGTGAGGATTAGCAAATTCATAACCATTTTCACGAAGAATGGCCGCATAACTGTGTTGAATACTATAGGGTTCAATAAAGTTCACACCCCAATCGTGTTGTTCATCCAAACTGAGTTCGCTAAAGGTACTCTGTCCGTTGAAAAACACATGGCGTACGCCCAAACTCACTAGGTCTTGATGCAGTGCCCAGATTTTTTCATGAGCTTGGCGTGTCTTGGTATACCAATCTACTGAAGCCACAAACTCGCGATAGCGATTTTGCAATTCAGGGGGTACTGAATCTATGCCACTGGCATTGACCTGATACCAGATGCCCTCGTGTAACCACTCCTCACGCTCCCATGTAGTCCACTGTATGATCACAACAGTGTCTGCCAAATCATGACTGTGGTCAGCCATCCACTGTCGTGTGGTTCTCAAAATGCGATCGTTGCTGGCTGCACTTTCTGCGTCACAGATCAGTTCAGTCTTGAGCTGTTGAGACACGTGTGTCGCCCAACTGTGTTTGAAGTTTTCAGGATGTGGTCTACGACCAAGATGCTGATAATCGCCGTCATCTTCGGCGAATGCATGTGGCAGCACTGCTTCAGCGGCAGCAGTATGGCTACATCCATTGATGTAAAGTTTCATTTTTGAGTCAGCGCCTTGACAGTTTCGGCCTGTGCCACTCGCTTGCGCAAACTACTAGAACTGAAACTATGATCTCTACCATTGAATACTAGTTCAATTCCACGAGCATGGCATTCTCCGTCACCGGTAAAAGATTTACCTGCATACTCAACACCCAGTATACGCACATCTAGTGGAAGAATCAAAAGCAAATCCACTAGATCCTGTTCGGTCTGATACACAACAACTTCATCAACATAACGGCATGCTGACAACTGAATCTGACGCTCTACAATGCTTTGCACAGGTTTGTTTTTTGTGTCCGGACGATCAATTGTGGGATCAGTTTGCAGTCCGGCAATAAGATAATCGCAGTGGTTCTTGGCCTCTGCCAACATAGCAACATGGCCTGCATGCAGCATGTCAAAGGTGCTGAATGTGATTCCTATTTTCAATCCTTGTGATTTGAGTTCTTTTATTTTGCTAAAAATCATTTTGATTTTGTCCTTGTGTTCCAGCGTTCAATACAATCATCAGGCGATGTGCCCAGTATCTGAGCCCCGCAGCCTCCCACTTCTTCTGCGCAGTTGATTGACCAAATTGACCTATCTCTGGTTTGTGGATAGATGGTGTCGTGCCACAGATCTTGTTGACTGACTTCGTTGCCGCAGAATGGGCAAGGCAACATTTTCATTGATCAGCTGACTTCGCTGCGACCATTGCCTACATCACGGGTGCGTACATAGATTCCAGAATTGCGCATGGCTTCTTCTTGCTCGTAGGTTTCCAGTACCACGTGTCTGCATACGTTTTGAAACCACCTATCCACAATTTCAGCATCAGTGTCTTCGGGCTTCATCATGTAACCAGCCTTGATCAATCTGGCCACAAATATTTCGTTCCAGTCCAACTCAAACGCACCCTGGTGCAAGTTATCAAGATCCACATCCATGTTCAACACTGCCACATAGGGTTCTCCGCGTTCGGTGGCCAATTCTTTTTCAGTTTTCTTTTTGGCCACGGACTTGCGAGGCTCTGCAGGTTCATTGCGCACCTGCGGTTTTGATGGCTCGGACGCCATGCGTTTTTTCAACCAATCAAACATTTCAAAAACTCCATCAATGTACATCAGTCAAGTCTGCCCCACTTGATTTTCAACCACACACGTTCGTGAACGTAATAGTCAATGCTGAGAAGAACATGCAGAGCTGTGGCAAAGCCTGTGGCACTGCCTAGATTGCCAGTGAACAGATAAGTCCAAAATATAGTAAACAACCAGGCTGTCAATCTGTAGGTCAACATCCGTGTCAGCGTTCTTGCACGAGTTTCGGTCATCGACCCCACCCATTTCCCCAGAGATCCACATGCAATCTGGGACTATACCAATAACCACGTTTCAACGCTTCATTGGCCACATTGAATCTATTGCTGTCGTACACTGACACTGTACCGCCCACGGGCATCACAAACACTGGACCTGCAAATTCACGTGAACGATATTCGGCCACAGCACGATCTACTTCGTCAAAGTCTTCCGGCTTGTCAACCACAAACTTGAGATAGGTCACGCCATGATTCTCGTATTCAAACACTGTGTCTGGACGTATGGCATCCTCCCACTTCTCGCCACTCACACTCAGCTTGGGACTCACACTGAATGTGATCTCGCCATGCCAGTCATAAATGTATTTCCTAAACTCTGGTGTAAGGTCTTGTGTGCCATTGGTTTCAAAAGTCACATGCCTTAGACCACGCTCGTGTAGATAGCTCAAGAGTTCCGGATAGGCACGTTGCCATCCCAGCAAGGGTTCTCCGCCTGTGATAACCAAATGCACTGGCATCTGATTGGGCTGTAGCCATGTGTTGTTGGGCAACAGTTGTTCCATGGCATTAGACAGTTCTTCCACTGTGTAGCTGCGACTGAGATGTCGAAAGGCAGGATGCCAGGATGCATAACTGTCGCAACCAGTAGACACCAGCGGCAGTTCTTCAAACGTCCGATACAGTTCTACTTGTTTGGCAACATCATCGGCCTCAACACTGCGTTCTCCAGGAGCGCAACCAAAACCACTGCAGGTAAAGTTGCAACCAAACGTGCGCAGAAATATGCTGGGAACTCCAACATATCGTCCTTCGCCCTGAGCGCTGTAAAATATTTCACTGACTTTGATTTTCATTAATGACCTCTAAATCTATTCACTGCGCTTGAACCGTTTAGACCTGATTCAAACACTATGGGATTGTTTGCTATTTTATTACGCACATCTTGATCTGTCACCCAACCTGGCAATACTGCATCAAGATAACGCAGATGTTCCTGTGTGGTGGGGTGATAGTCAACTCTATCCACACTGTGGCGCAGTCTTAGATGCTGATCTTTATTCCAGTAATTTTCTCCCAAGACTTCTATATAACTTGTGCCAAGACTTTGAATTACATCTTGATACAGTTCAAGCATTTTGGGATTGTCAATACGGTCTTGATTCATGTCGCTCACACGGTCTATAGGAACCATGCACAAAAACTTCCAAGTCACGCCAGGACGATCAAGCAACATGTCTCTCACTGCCTTGATTGAGTTCAAGTCTCTCAACAAGAAGCCATGCTCGCACACTCCGCTGTCAATGAACTCCTTGGTGTAAATTTTGTCAGCCCAGGCCACATTGCCCAGTGTCAACCAGCCTCGACCTTGCACATATCGGTCTTCGCGCATGACATCGGTCCAACACACTATCACAGTGTCGCCAGCACCAAAGCCGTGCCGCTGATCAGCTTCCATGAAGGACTGAAATATGAACTGATTGCCAGCACCGGCCTGTCCCCAGTTTTCAAATTCACTGTACTGATGCGACAAGATAGTGGCCCAGGTCCAATACTTGTAGTTGGTAAAACTACAGCCAAATGTGAAAAGCCTATTTGCCATGTGTGGAGTTGTACACTGCGATCCAGTGATCAATCATTTCATCCATGAGCTGTTCAAATGTGTAGCTTGGCTTCCAACCCAGTTCAGTTGTGATCTTGGTGTTGTCACCGCGGAGATAAGGAAGCTCTTCTGGCCTCAGATATTTGGGATTCTGCACCACGTGATCTTGATAATTCAATTCCAGCTTCTTGAACACGTAGTCGCACATGTCACGCACAGATCGTGTGACACCAGTGGCCACCACATAGTCGTTGGGTTTATCTTGCTGCAGAATCAAGTGCATGGCTCTCACATAATCATAACTGTGTCCCCAGTCACGATAGCTGTCCATGTTGCCAAGTTCCAGTTTGGTAGCCA